CAGATAGGTGCCGGGTGCCTCCCGGTGACTCGTTACCAGTTATACGAGCCGCAAGCATATCTGCACTTAGCAGTTAACTGGATTGCCCCGCCGCACAGGGGGATTCACCTGACTCTTAACAATAGCAAAAGTTTGTCAGAATTCTAAAGTGTCGATGCTCAAACAGAAAACTGGAAGCAAGTTCCATTAAGCCATCGAGCGGCACGCTTCTGCGCAACGAAGGCAAGCTTCAGAGCATTTCTGACAATGTTCCGCTTCGTGCTTCCCACATTCTTCACCGCATTTCTGACAGACTTCTGCGCAGACACGGCATAGCGATTTGGCAAATTCACTATCAAAGGTCATAAATTGCGCTGCGAGCCGACAAATATTCGCGCACTGCATATCGAGTCTTATGCACTCACGCATCATATCCACTTGTTCTTCTTTCAGACATGAAGCAGCACAATAATCACAGGCAGTCGCGCATTTATAGCAGGCCTCGATGCATTCAGCATGGTTAATTGGCATATTTCGCTCCTTTCAGTCGTAAGCAGAAAACTAAGTCTGGTTACAGGAGTGCAATGATGCCAGTTAATAGGAGCGTTATTCCAAATTCGCCTAAATTCTATTTGCAGGGAACGCATTCGAATAACGACTACCTTCATCAGATTCCGAAACGACCGACGAGATCATGATGGTGTAAGAGGACCTTCCAGAACTTCTGCTTCGCCGTCATCACAAATGGGATCACCCTGCGTCAGGTGCCAAATACCGATTACGGTCTTACCCGTTTCAAGGTCTTCCGTTTCTCCATGGGTATAGTAGGCAACCTGAACTCTGCCATTGTGCTGTATCCAGTAAAATCCCTCTATCATGCCATTCCCTCCCTCACTGTGAGGAGAGTCTAGCCATTGTGGTTACGGGCTGGTGTGAGAAATACTTAATTGAGAATGAAGCGATGCAATGGTCCGCCATCGAGGATTCGAACCCCGAACCACAGAGGTAGAAGCTCCGTGCTCTCTCCGGTTGAGCTAATGGCGGAAAAAAAAAGACCAGCAGTGAATGCTGGTCGTAAATGCCGTTGTATACACATTGGGCGTTTGCCCGCGTCACTCTAATTAGGTTTCAAGATCATTATAGCACTCTCCCAAGCGACGGGATGGAGAATGCAGGCAATAAAAAACCCCGCCAAAGCGAGGTTTCAGAATTTGTTTGATAAAGGCTTTTCGTCGCTGCCATCGTGGCGCAGCTCTGCCAAGCATGAATGGATTATTCATTTTTCTGGCCCGTTTTCAACTCTATTTGAAAAATATTTAACATACCTCTCACTTTTGCCCGGATTCTATCTGCCGGCGAACGGCCAGAAATACCTTCGCCTGGAAGATTTCAAGGCACCAGCGCACCCGCTTACGCGCTTCTCCGTCAGTAAGCCAGGGGGCCATGTGCTGCAATTCCCGGGTGATGTCGGATATCTTCTTGCGGGTGGTGTAAAACTGCAGGCCGACCACATAAACCGGATCGCGCTGGTCGAAGGAGTTCAGCATGATCTGTTCGATAAAGTCGGCATCATCATGGCGCTCGCTCTCCTCTATCAGTTCAGACAGTGTTACCGGCCACAGAATGGACCGGGCACGCAATGCTGCCTGTACGCCACGGTACCCCTCTTCCCTCGCCTGCCCCAGAGCCTCAGTGATACGCGACAACTGACTGTCCGACCACTCCAATTGCTTTACCTCAGACCAGAACTGGTTGCAGTTCTCCAGGCGGTATTGCGCCCGGGTTTTGCCGCCGACGCATTCCCCCCAGACCGTCAGCAGAGATTTGATCCAGGCCGACTGAACACTCTTTAGGGGCGTGAACTTCCCGAGGTAACTTTTTCTCGGTGCTGCAGCTGCTTTACCCAGACCTTC